TGGTAGGCTGTAAAGACCACAGGCATGACTAGTAGCTGCGGCAAACGGACCACCGCCATAAAATGAAGAGCTAGTGCCAGTTTCAATAATCACACTACATTGAACAAGAGTTCCGGAAGAATTTTCTATTTCTACTTTAAGAGGAATTTCACCTCCATCATTAACAGTTATTCCAATTACGGATATTCTATCTGTAGCTGCTGTACCTAAATCAACATTTGAAACCGTTAATGTATTACTAGATGCTTGGCCTGTGTAGGAATTACCAAGTTCAGTAGTAACAGAAGAACCACCACTAGGGGAATTTGCAGGAAAAATATACATTAGTTTTTATTTCCAGTTATCATCGGAAGTTACATTAATTTTATATAGCTCTTCTTTTGTTTTTCCTTGGTAAGATTTTTCTAGTTCATTTGATTTATTTCGTATTGCTGTAATTTTATCCCATTTAGCTTTATAATTATCCCATGTTGTTTTTTGTTCAGATGTTAAGTCCGTTCCATCGGATATTTGTTTTAACATTAAGGAAAATTCTACGGACATATTCCTTTGATCCCATTCCGGAACTTCTTTTATAATTCTTTTTTCAGCATCTTTTTTTGTATGACCAACTAAAGAATCTAATACAATTTTTGTTTGTTCTTCTTCAGTTAATTCCTTTGGGGCAGTATAATCCGGATCATCTTCAAAAATTAAAGCCCTAGTAACTGCTGTTCCATTAAATGAATCTTCCTTATCGGAACCTGGTTTTAATCGTTTTCCTGTTTCTACTTTAGGAATACTAATAGGAAAAATTCCAAAATAAGGTAAGTCTCCATTTGGAATAACATCTTTAGTTAAAGTGTATTGAGTTAATTCTTTTAATGCGGAATCAAAAATATTTGATCCTTCCCATTTAATAGGAAGATTAAAACTTCCATTTTCCTGTTTTGTTAATAATACATACATTATTTTACATCCTGTGATATACCAAGTAATTCCATATTTGTACCATCTGATCTAAATACATATAAATCTACTGCTGACGCAGATGCAGTCATTGTCGGATCAGTTCCGCCGGGAAATTTAAAAATAGCGTTCCATCCACTTATAGAATATGGACCGCCACTAGCAGCATTTT